CGACTTTAGCAACACCGACTGGTTGTGTATTCACATTACCTTGAACGGGTACCCACTGGAATTCAGGGAGCATTTCAAGGATAGCTGCAACACGAGGAGTACAAACTACAAAGTTAGCAGCACCACGTCTATTGCGGATTGCAATACGATTAGCTTCGATGATCAAGCGTTGGTAGAAGTCTCTATTACGTTCAACTAACCAGCGACCATCGGCTGACTGAGGAGACCAAAGTGAATAACCATTACCAGAGCCATTATTAAGAGCAACCTGGACCATGCGCATAAGCATTTCACGGTCAATTTCAGCTTGCAACTCATAAGACATTGCATTGGTTAATTCAGTATCAATATCGATACCGTTCATGTTCTTCAAGTCCTGCTCGAGTTCAACAGACCAACGAGCTGCTAATCTACGAGTACCAGCTTCAACAGCTGTTTTCTCAAAACTAACAACAACTTGAGGAATCTTACCAGTCAATTCAAAGTTAGCAAGTAATCTTGCAACACCTTGATCTTGATCAACGTAAGCGAAATCACTTCCAGCTCCTAAACCAGACAATTTGCTAGATGAAGTACCGGTAAACCGGGTATCTAACATTTGATAGCCTAATTCTTTACCATCCTGGTCAAAACCAGTGCCAGTAGTTGCGTTAGTAACTCCGGTTGCGGTAGGCTGACCATCAATACCATTACCAAGAGCATCTTGTTCGTATTTTTAACGGAGAGCAAATGCTAATCCGACAGGTCCGCTCATAGGTTGGACACCAACGATTTCGTTAGTAATCAACTCAGGGAACGTTCTACGAATCATAGGGATAAGAATCTTCGGCAAGCGGAAGTCACCGGTTGCGTAGGTATCACCTTGACTATAGGAGTTAGGGATTTGGTTGCCATATTGGCCAATGTTAACAGAACCGTTACTCATAACAGAACCGAATCCGCCGGAAATGTTACTTGCTTCGTTCAAACACCATTGTTCTTGATTTTCCAAGAGCATGGCCGTATTAAGACGCATATGATCGTCTTCGAGTGGTTTTACGTTATCAGATTTGTAATCCAAAACAGGATTCCATTTTTCCAACAACGCTTTAGCCCTATTCTGATCGATATAGGCTTGAGTTGGTCTAATAGTATTCATATTTTTTTCTATACGGGTTTAATAGCACTCTGTCGAGCGCTGAAATTAAGTATGTAATTCGGTGAAGTAGCCGTAATTTTAGTACTTAGTAAGTTCGCTCAAATAAGCGTCTAAAGCACCATTACTTTTCCCAGAATTTTGTTGTCTAGATTCAGTAATTACTGTAGCTGGACGATCAATATTTCTGGTAGTATTTTGCTTTTTAGCTTGTTCATGCAGAACTTCAAGATGTTCTTCGTGATTTTTATCGAACATCTTCAACGTGTAATCAAAATTCTCGGAGATAAATTTAGCTGATTTACCTTTGAGAACTCTCTTACAAAACGCAACTTTATCATCAGATAATCCAGAACATTTGTTCTCAAGAGTTAACTGTGCTTTCAGTTTATTGTTTTCTTTACTTAATGTTGAAACTCGTGCTTCAATTTCATTAAGCTTTTGGGTAGACTCGTCAATTTGCGCTTTACCGTCAAGAATAGCATCTTTGATACTTTCTTTCTGTAATGCTGCGTCTACTGCTAGTACTTTTCTCATTTCGGAGAGCATAGTTGCAGCTCTCTTGTTTTTTACGGCCTCGTTGATATTTTCTTGTGGAATCAATTTTTCGAGGTAGAGATCAAGAAACTTGCTAACTTTGTTAACAAGATCTTCTTTAAATTCGGTTGCTTCTGTGGTAAGTGCTTTACTATATTTCTTAACCACTTTGATCATTTTTTCAGCGTGGTTCTTATCAACAGCTTCTAACACTTTGTCTAATTTTTTGCTATGATCAATGTCGATAGCTTCAAGTAAATGCTCCAGCTTTGTGGCATATTCGTCGTCTTGCTTGACTAATGCAGCTTCAACATGCAGCTTCACTTTCTTGTTGAATGCTTCTTCAATTTGCTGCAATGTGTCCTCCGTGAGGATGTCTTGAGCTTTTTCTTGGATTAATTTGCTGATATTTTTGTCCATATTAAAAAAGTCCCTTCTTTGAAGCTTTTACAATGTTTCGTTTGATTTTAGCTTCAACAACAGCTTTTAATGCTCTGTGAGCAGTTTTGTAATCACCCTCAAGGATGTTTGCTATTAATTTTTTAACCTGTTTACGCTGTTGTGTCATAAGATTATATATCTATTTATGCTCTTTAGCTAATTTTATCTAAAAATTCGAAAATTTGTTCTCTTAAATAGTCGTTCATCTCTTTTCTAGGTAGTTTCTTAAGACTAGTCTCAAAAGTTTCATACGCCTCTTCAAACTTTCCGTCTTCAGATAATACAAATTGTTTGGATTCTAATATCCCGTTAACAAATGCTTTTGGACATGATGGATCCGATACACAGTCAACAGCAACTAACTTCATTTCACTTACCCGGTTTATTCCGTTACTTTCTTCTGTCAATTGACCTAATGCACGTGAACTCATCCCAACCTTAACCCCATCGTTAACTAAACTTCGTACAATTTGACCGCATGGAGTTGATAATACTTTGGATTTTCCGTAGTACATGTTACCTTCACACCATAATTCAGTAACCATGTGACATGCACGCTCTAAATCAACCTCAGCAGATGTTGGGTGATTTAACTCCCCCATACTTCTGTTCTCTTTCACCATATCCTTCATGTAGCGCTTGATTTCGCGTTCTAATTCATCTTTCGGATAATAGCGCTTGTTCCGGTTAACATCTTCAGCCATCATATATGGGCCTTTAATGTATAGTGTCTGCCCAGCTCCTTCTTTTTTCTCTTCGAAAATATATTCAAAAGAATCTTTTGGTGCTGGCTGTTCGACTAGTAATCTGTAAGACATCTTATTTATTATTTATAGCTAGGTGAACTTTTTTTTGATTTTTGTGCTATTTCTTGATGTAAAAAGCATCTCCCCACGTCTGACCAGCCCACGATGTCTCTACTCTCCGAAACCCGTGTGTGCCGAGATATGCGTCTAGCTCGTTAACTGTTGCACAGTTCTCATATAATTCATCCCGATTTACTTCTGCAATAATGTATTTGATGTTCTTAAGGGTTTTCTTTGCTCCTATAAATACATTCAGTTCAAATCCTTGTACGTCTATGTTAATTAAATTGAAAACATCGGTGGGTTTGTATTTATCTAATGGATGAAATTCAATTTCAACCTCTTCGTCAAAAACAATACCGGGATATTGCTTCGCGTGAACTACAGGTTTCATTAATGAATTACTTTGACCTAAATTATCTTTACTCTTGTAATATGTGGTACGACCTTCAAATGGCCCTAATGCCTTGTTTATACATATAACACGCGTGTCGTCTTTAACTTTTTCTTTTAAAATTTTAAAACTATCAGAATCTGGCTCAAAAAATAAAATGTGGTTAATTTCATCATATTTTTTGTATATGTCGTATTCACTACCGTGGTGACCACCAATGTGTATTACACCTGTCACGTGCATGTTGTATTTGTTAACTAGATTATCGTAATTTAATAGCATCTTAACATCCTAACTCTTTTTCTGTGAGTATCTTGAATTCAATACCCTTCTTGGATGCCCACTTCTCTGCAGCATCCCATTTAGCTCTATTTATTACATATGTCCGCTGTTCATAGAGCATGGTCTTCCTTCTTTTGTATTTTTTTTGCACTGGAGGGGATACTTGTGATGATGGCTTTATCTCTATTAAATATGTCTTAATCCCTGTTTTTTCTTTAATTGTTATTAAACCGTCAACGAAATATCGATGGATCCGATTGTCTAATGGGCTAGTATATGGTATTACAACACTTTCACTATTCCAAGCTAATATATTAGGGTTATTGTCACACCATTTGAAAAACTTAAGCTCCCACCCTGATCGGTAGACAGGATATGTTTTACCACGATATTTGTTGTGATTTTGTGGTCGATATACGCCTTGTCTAAAAGTTGTCATCTGGATCTTCTCTATTTGGATCTTCTGGTTGTTCAAAATCGCGACTACCAAATGCATTAGATAAACTCTTACCGATAACTTGACTCACTTCGCTTAATGCATTAACTCTATACCAATCTTTAGGGTCATTACTAGTTCTATAAAAAATTACATGTTCTGGTTCATGGAAATGATTACCTTCATTATATGAAAAATAATCAACGGCCCCGTCATCAATTAATCTTCTCATAATCGAATCTGCATTTTCTTTAGGCATACCAACATCATCAATTAAACTATCATATATTGACTGTAAATTGTGCGTTACTATAATTACATCATCTCCACCTGTGTAGGATAATACCACATCTGTAGTAGATGATAATGCTATAGCTTCATTCGCGGTTCTCGTACCATCCGGTTCATATACTTCAACGTATTCAAACCGATTAGATTCATCTGTATCTTCATCATATTGACCTTCTAGAAGTTTATCTAAACCGAATGTTAACAGTTCCGGTACTTGTTGAGCTTGAACCGTTGTTATTTTTGCTTGACTCATAGCTCTATCATCATATGATATAAAAATATAAGCTTTGTTTGTAACAGATTTTAAAAATGCTTCGAATATTAATTTATTGTCTTTATTCATAATAGTTTTACTAACTAAAATTACTAGCCGATGACAAATGATATAGGGTAATTATCTCCCATACCTGGTGATGCTCCAGTAAATAATTGTTCTTCGAGTTTTTCTTTTTCTTGTCGACCTTCTTCAAGTAAATCGTAATTGAGCATACCACCTCCAAATAGTTGCACGTTACTATACTTACTTCTTACACGACCAACGGTAATTTTGGATAACGCAAGAGCATATTGGTAAACCCATTGTTCTTT